TCAGGCCTTCACTGGCACATATACCGACCAGTTCAGGGTAGTTCCTTGCTATGGTGCCTCTTGTCGTAAAAGGCTTTGTCCATGCATTCCAAATAATAAAGCAGAGACCAGTGACGGCCTCTGCTGTTTTCTTATCGAGTTCCTTCTCTGCCTTAGTGAGTTTCAGACCAGTTACTTCCGATTGTGTACTCCGAGGCGATTGGTATTTTGAATTTGAAGAACTCACCTGCTTCTTTCGCCATTCTTCGAGTGATATCACCGACATGGTCTTCTATTCCTTTCTTGCATTTGATTTGAACTTCGTCATGAACCCAAGCTATGATCTTGGCATCTAGCTTTTGTTTTCTGAGTTCATGATCTATGAGGATGACCCACTTCTTACTAATGGTGGATCCAGTGTTCTGCAGCAGTGTGTTAAGAGCTGCATGAGCTGATCGAATGTGTACTTTCTCACCAGTAAGACCAATGAGGTATCCACGTTCTGCTGCAGCTTGTACTTGTTTCTTTAGTGTTGAGAAGGACGGCATGGCCTTGAAGAACTTCTCCTTCGTTGCTTTACCTTCCTTGGCTCCTTTACCAAGTACCTCACCAACCTTTTTATCACCACCACCATAAAGTAGTGTGTAGATAAACTTCTTGGCTTGGTCTCTTGTATCAAGTTCTGCTGCTTTTTGATTAGTCGTGTGGATGTCACCGTTCAGGATCTCCTGAGCATATTCACCATCGTCTGTGAATGCTAGGAAGTGAGCTAAACATCTAAGCTCAAGTCCTGACAAGTCAGCACCGACTAAAGAACAATCAACAGGTACTGTGAATAACTCACGGCACTCCTTACCAAACTCAGCACCTACACTTGGTACTTGAGCTAAGTTTGGATATCTGTGAGCTGCTCTCAAAGTCACAGTACCTGCTGAAATTATGTTGTGACGAATGACACCATCCTGACATAGCTTAAGCCATGCCTGTGATCCCTCAGCTAGTTGGCCTATACGCTTTTGGAGGAGAAACATATAGGCCAACTTTTTGGCCTCAGGGAAAGGGAGGTTGGCCAAAATAGATTCGTCAATTTGTGCATCACCTGAAGGAGTAAACTTCTTAGGTTTCCAGTAGTACTTTTTCTCTAAGCAGTACTGTATATGCTTTCTGCTGTTAGGGTTGAAGTCGATGACCTTTACTTTGGTAAACGGCTTATCTTTGACATACCCCAGTTTCTTGTTGTTGACCTTTGGAATAAACTCAGTATGAATCTCCCAAGGCTCAAACAATGTTTGGAGTTCGACTTCAAGTTCAGCTCTTTTCTGAGCCAGTTTAGAATAAAGATCACCTGCCTTCCTTTCGTTGAATGACCATCCTTCAGCTCCTATACGGTTACAAACCTCAGCTATCTGATGTTCAAAGGTTATGCTCTCCCTTGACCAATCCTCAGGAGCTAAATGCATCCAAAGTTTATGGGTGACTTCGACATCCTGTTCACAGTAACTCTGCATTTCTTGTGACCATCTAGACCAGTCAGTAGTTTCTCCATAGTCTCCCTTCAGAATACCTAAACGAATACCCCAAGCCTTTAAGCCGTGAGATCCGTTTAGTTTCCGAGGGAGAACCATAGATGAGAAATCTTTGTTGGTTTGGTCAGCTTTAATAACCCTGCTTAAGACAAGTGTGTCTAACACCTCAGCCTCAGTTTCAAATGATGGGTAAACCTTTTGAATGGCAGGGATGTCAAAGTTAATAATGTTATGACCAATGATGGTGTCTGCTTTGTACAACATGTCCAATCCCTGCTCTACGTCAGCAGGTGGAAAGCTAAAGACTTCGTTAGTGTCGATGTCTTTGAGTACTATGCAGTGTATTTGAGTTAGTGTGTCTAGAAGGCCGTCAGTCTCTATATCAAAGACTAACCTCATATATATTTATCCCTTCTTATTTTGTTAAGTACAGATTCAAACCAATCTATTAATTTTTCAGGAGTGTATTCTCTTTGGTATTGTGTACATCTTGTTGTACCTGCTACATTCCCACAAATTGACCTTCTTTTACCTTTTTCACATAGATGTATAGAGGTGTCTTTTGTTGGTAGCTCAGGTAGTTGATCCCTTGATATACCTACAATGTATAACTTTGTGTTTTTATGAGCTACATGTCCAAAATCATACTGGTCAATATCTACGGTAAAACCACCATATTCATCAACAAACATACCGTCAGGAAGTTCCTTAAATATTTTAGAGTTTTTAGGATGCTCAAGTATACCACCTACGTTCCTGATCTTATCCAATGACCAATATACAAGCTCTTTTTCACCTTCTCTTGTATTATGTGCCATATGAGATAAATTACCCCAAGACCTACATGGTGGATGGCATACAGCAGGTTCTTTTCCGTTGTATGAAGTAGCATCTCTTTTTATATCGTAAACTTCCCAAGTAGGCCTTTTTTTGTAAGAGCTATCCTCACGGCAAAACAAAGCTATATTCATCTATTATCACCTGATCCTGTTAACTTGGATCTGTTCCTTCTAGAATTAAGTTTATCTAGGTTACCTTCAGCTACTTCCGATAAGTCAAACTCAAGTTCATCGGCTATCAATGCAATATACCAAAGGCAGTCACCTAGCTCCTTCTGTATCTCTACCTTCTTATCCATGGGTAAACTTCTAAGAGGCATCTTAGTGTCTCTCATGATCTTCTTGAACTTATCAGCGACCTCACCACTTTCAGATAGTAATCCGAGTACAGGGTAAATCACGTTGTTGTCGTCACTAAGGTTCTCTTTATATATGGCGAACTTCTTAGCCTCATGTTGAAAGTAGTCTAATGACATATTGTTCATCGATTAGTACTCCTTCTAAAACTTGGTTCCTGTTCTTTTACTGCAGCAGGGTCGTCTACAAATACCTGCTCTAATGGATCAGGTTCATAATTGTCATCTCTTATGCTCTTAATCTTTTTCTGCTGAAGTTCCTTAGGTATATCCCTAAGCTCTGCAGCAGTGAGTACCCACGAGGGTTGTCTTCCACGTTGTGTCATGGCTTTCTCCTTTAAGTCATTGTTTTTATTGATTATTTTATTTTGTCCAGGTTGTTTTTAGGACACTTAGAACATCTCTGACAGAGGCAGCAAACGTCCTGTCTCACGGTTGTAAGAGACACCACCTGCATTACCAACTTCACCAGTAAACCTGTTCTTAAGTATCTGTATAAAACGTCCATCACCGTCAGGGTCGTCAGGGTCTACCTGCAATGACAGACATATGTCAGACAACTGAGCTATGGCATGTGATCCTCTTAACTGACCAAGTCTAACCTTAGCTCCATCTTCATGGCCTTTGTCACCCTCAGGCCGTCTTAGGTGAGACACAAGTATAAGACCTATGTCTAACTCCTGTACCAATGTCCTGAGTTTAGTCATGGCACGGTCAATCATTTTACGTTCATCACCGTTGTCCATACCTGAGATAAGTATTGATATGTGGTCTAGGATAATCCACCTGACATCCAATGCCTTAGCCATGTACTGTATACGTTGACATATCAGCTCGACATCTGAGGATCCAAAGTGATCGTATAGGAATATCTCAGGGTGTTCACTGAACATGCTGTCGTAGCCAATACCAATCTCTTCGTCACTGGCTAAAGACCTGTCGATAGTAATGTTCTTATTCATATGAATACCGACTAAACCAAGCATAGTTCTACGGTTGCTTTCCTCTAGCATAATCATACCAATCTTGTGGTCGCTCTGCTGTAGGCTGTAGGCAATCTCTCTGACAAGTGTTGACTTACCAATACCACTACCTGCACATACCGTGACAAGCTCAGAAGTTCTTAGACCCTTAGTTATCTCGTTAAGTCTAGGGTAGGGGTAGCTAACCTTGGACTGGTCATTGTCAGCTAACATGTCATCCTTTAGATCACTAGATCCAATGATGCCATCAGGCCTGAATGACCTAGCCTGAAAGATAGCTGTAATGATCTCATTAGCCTTACCCCTCATAAGGCATTCGTTTGCATCCTTATGGGGTAAATTGGCTATCTTAACCTTACCGACTGGTAACAGCTCGGCTGCGATGTGAACTGCTTTTTGACCTGCATCATCCATGTCGAACATTAAGATTATCTCATCGAAACCGTTGATATAATCCCAGTTCTTCTTGATGCTAGAGGCTGCCGAGGCTGCTCCAGTCGGAAGGGATACTGTTGCCCACTTGTGACCTTGAACCTGAGATATAGTCATTGCATCTATTTCACCTTCTGCAATAACCAACTTCTTCCCAGTAGACCACAGGTGGGATCCGTAAAGTGTCATCTTACCTGCATCACCAATGATGCTAAAGTTCTTGTCTTTGTCTCTTACCTTCTGAGCTACAGCCTTACCAGTCTTGTCTCTATAGACTGCAAGTTCTAAGTCCTTGTGACATAGGTAGCCAAACTTCCTACAGGTTTCTTCAGTTAGTCCTCTATGTTTGAGGCTTTTAACTTCACCCTTGAGTAGTTCTTTTTTGAAGGTATTACTTTTTGGTTGTATTGTTTTAAGATCAACTTTTTGGAGTGTGGGTTGCGTGGTTTTATTACACGAGTAACAGTGGGTGTGACCGTCATCATAAACTCCTAATGCGTCTGAGGAACCACAGTCAGGACAGGGTTCCTTTCTGAGTTCTGTTGATTTGTGTGACTCCATGTCTGTCTCCTTTGTTATTGTATGCAAAAATCTTCATCCAACAGGATGCACAGTAGAAAGACCAATTCTGCTTTGCATCAGCAGGTGCTTCCTTGCATTCAATACATTTGGGTCTTTGATTCATAATAAGTCACCATGCATTCCCATTTGAGGTGGGTAGCCTTCCTTAAGCCAATCCTCAGGGATAAACCTGTGGGCAAACATAAAACCATTTGCCCTGCAGAAGTCTGCATAGGTTGTCTTTGATCCCTTGTAGATCTTTGAGTTTTGATTTGAGAATACAAACCTGATATCGAGATCAGGATGCTGCTCCTTGATCAACAAATGTTTCTGTCTGTCGGCAGTAACAAAGCGACCCTTGGTCTCGATATAAAAAAAGCCACCAACTTTAGGCAGCTTGAAGTCAGGTGTATATGTGCTTTGCCGAGGTGGGTGGGTGTACTTGATCTTATCAGTTTCATAGTAGACCTTTAAGTCAGCCTTACTAATCTGTTCACTAATCTTATCCTCTAACCCTGACCTGTAACCCCTCAGCAAAGCACCCCTAGAAAATGTATGAGGACTCACCAGTTTCATCTTCTTTCTCGTCAGTATCTTCATTGGTAAACTCCTCAGCTACAAATCCATCGTCTTCAGCCTCAAATCCATCTAAGCCTGAGCCAGTGTGACTTACTGGTTCAATGATCTGAACTTTAGTTAATCTTAATGAGATGCCGTTCTTACCAGTCACTGTGTATGGACTGATAACACCACCTATTTTAATCACGGAACCACCGAATAAGTTAGGTGGGTTGCTGACGACCTGACCCTTTGAATCAAAGAACTTAGGTTGGAACTTAGATTTAGCAATGATAGCCATCATACCAGTCTCCTCGTCTATTTTATACGGCATCCTTGCATTACCTGCTTTTTTACCGAACTCATCCTGAGCTATCTCACTAAGTCTATCAGTGAGTTCCTTAGCTTGGTCTTGAGGTACTAACAAGTTTGTCTTATAAACACCATCGGCATCAAACTGAGTATCAGCTATGTTTAACCATGGGTATTGTGCTGTTCCCTTATGGGTCACAAATAATTGTCTCTGTGTCATTTACGCTTTCCTTCTTTAGTTGTTGTTGTTGTTGTTTACTTTGAAATTGAGAAACATCTATTCCAAGTAGCTCTGCCTCTTTTAGAATATGCTCAGGTATTTCTTGACCTCGTTCAGAACAAAGACAAGCGATACCAAGCACCCTTTCTCTTGGATGCATAATTACCTCTTTCGATTTGGTTTAAATATATTCTCTCAATGGGTGGACACAATTGGCTAACAAAAGCAATATCGACTGTCTTTTATGTCCTTTAAGATTAACTTACCTTTCTTTGGAATTGAAGGTAGCTCTACGTTTGAAGGGTTATCAAACTGGTCGATGTTGTAGTCTAAAACTGTCTGATAAAGACAAAAGTCTTCATAAAGTTCTATGAATGAATTTCTGATGATTTCATACAGCTTTTGAGTGTCTGCAGCAGTGGTTGCAAAACTGTCATGGATCAGGAAATACTCCTGTATATTCTTCTGTAATCCATTAAGTACAGTTAGCAGTAAGTGAGCTGCATCCATTGAGTGAATCACGTTAGGAGAAACTGCCGAGGCTGACTTAGCCTTATCAACGGCTCTCATGGGTTTGTCTCTTAGGCTTATCTGACTTCTGACATTCTTAAACATAGTCCTGTCGTAAAGATAAACCTTTATCTCCTTTGTGGTAAACTTTGAATAGCTTTGTACTACTGGAAAACCAACTGGTGTAACCCATGTCATGTGTTTGTTTTCATGAGCCAGTAGTCTAGCTAAAGTCTTAAAGAACTTCATACCCTCAGAGGCACCAGTGATAACCTGATTGACTGCCTTCCAATTAGCCTTAGCTAGGAAGTTAGCTGCAGCAAATCCCTGATCATCACCAAAGGGATGCTTATCATACTTACCTGCTAACACATCGTCAGCTAAGGGTCTCATAGTATCTTCTAGTATCTGATCCTTAAATCCATATATCTCACTGGAGTAGCCGAAGGTCATTACGTTTCTCTTAACTAACTTACGGTTAACTCCAAACTTAAGCCACGTCCTTGCTAGTTGTTCATCCTCGGATTGCTGAGTAAATATGTCGTTAACAACGTCAGCTACTTCTTGATAGATATCCTGAGGCTGTGCATTGGGAACTAAGTTTACCAGTGATCCATCCTTCTCCTGACGACTGGCTGCTGAGTAATGCTGTATGCCACTGTTACTGCCGTCCAAACTGATAGGAAGGCCACTGGTTGATCCTTCACCCTGTACTAGGTAGTTGAAGTAGGCCTGACATGCAGCTAGAAAGCAGAAGGGTTTATCGGCCTTAGACCAGTAGTCAAACGTAGACTTGTAATCCTGAGCCACCTCGATGATCTTCTCAGCATTATCAGTAACCCACTTGATTCTATCGATCATGGGTTTCTTAGATACTTTGTCAAAGTCACCAGTGTTGGCTACTTGTATGGCTATCCAGTAGAAGGCCTGTTCATCGACCTTCTTCTCATTTGCAAACTCAAACATAGCCTTTATGTGTTCATCTCTATGGTGCGAGAAGTGAGGTATCGGATAGATACGTCCTCGGTGACAGAAGTTATGAGGTAAGTAGAATTGGTCGTACTCCATAAGCTCCTTGGCAACCTTCAAGTCTTGCACCATGACAGACCGTTGTCCGTCAATTTGTCTATTCTTAACTACAATGTTTCTGTTTTTAATCCTAATACCCTTCTTCTCAGTGTCACTGAGGCTGTCGAAGTCATCAATTCTATCAGGAGTTTCTATATATGCCCTTGAGGGAAACTTACCAAAGGACTTGTCGTTCATCCAACACCATTCCACAGCATCTACTATGGATTTATTAAGTTTCATAGATGTCCTCTGAACTGCATTTAGAGCATCGATGCACGGTTGTATTGTACCATCGTCAAACCCCTTATGTATGGCCTTTATATGGACACTGGGAACGTATCCCTTGACTAGTTTTACTTGGTTACTCAAGGCCTCATCGAGGTAGCATCCAGTATCGAATGAAGACCAGTCCTTAGGCCTTACAGTCATGGGTGCAAACAGGGGTGAAGTCCAACTTTCATCGAAGTCTAACTCACTTAATCTTAGAGCTGCATCAGGAAGTAAACCTATCTTCTTAAGGGTCTTAGATTTTATAGTAGTTTCCCATACGTCAAAGATGTCAGATATCTTAAGTATTGCATTTAGCACTGGAGTACCGACAATAACTCTAATCTTATCATCCCATTTCTCATAGACAAACCCTGCCTTGTTAGCAATGGCTTTAGCTGCTTTAACACGGTGCCTTTCACTAGAGTGTTCTTTAGTTACCTTAGTTTCAATTCTCTTAGCTAACTTAAGATTATACTCCTTCAGCTTGGTGTTAAAGACTTCCATCTCTACCTTTTGACCTATAGTAGAAACAGCTCTAGTAAGTGTTTGGTTACGACCTACTGCATCAAACATAGACACAAGACCGACATAACTAATAATATCGACATCAACCTCTTTCAGATACTTAAACCACATGAAGGCATTTCCCTTACCTTTGCCCCTTTGGCTATCTATAGTCTTCTTTAGTTCTATGCTGACTTTAGACTGTACCTCAGATATGAGTTTCTGTGTGCTGTTCTGAATCGATGTGGTTGTTATCTTCTCAGATCTCTTAAGATAACGATCACGTCCATCGGTGATCATTTGTCTTTCTCTGAGAATTTCTTGTATTGTACTCAATGTTATGTCTCCTTGTTTTCTTAAGTTCTCTAATGGGTGGACACAATTAGAAAAAACTATCTGTCTTCGTTGGTATCTAAGGCTTTGACCTGTGTTTTGAAACTCATGTCAGGTGCAGTTATATTTGCAGCCTCAAGGACACTCTCAAGTTGGTTAAGTTTCTTCCAGTTATCACCAACAATCGACTTGTTTACCTTTTTCTTGAAGTGACAATACCTCATTGTCCTGTAATAAAGTTCCTCGGTTGCCTTACAGAGTGTTTTATTACTTTCACGTCTAGTGGTAATCCAACCCTCTTTCATGCATTCATCAACCATTACAGAGACACTGGATCTATTGGCATTAAGCAATTCACATATCTCAGTAATGCTTACCTCGACACCAGTTATATATGCCCTAGTCATTATACGAGCAAAGGTGTTACGGTTTTGGCCACTATTGAAATAGGCCTGTAGTCTATTCCTAAACGTAGTTGTCCTAGCCTTATGTAGTTCCATTTCAACTTCTAGAACCGATAAGGAGTACTCCATATACAACTTCTTGTATAAGTTAGTTATCTTGTCCTCAGGTGTTAAAGTAATTTCATTCATGTCAAGTCTCCTTTGTTAATTAACATGTTATGTTATATTGTTGATTTGAATCAATATCCGTCATCTAAGCATTGTTTTTATTTTTGAACTGATTTGAGACTGCCATCCTGATTAAATGAGCCATAGATATCTGCTGACCTGTAATTCTTGACAGTTTATGAGCCTCACGGCCAAGAAACTCCCAGTCGTGTTGCTCTAAAAAGACCTTCTTAGATACATATTGTTTACTTCTTTTTGGTCTTCCTATTTGCTTATTAATTGTGCATTGCATGTCATATCCCCTTGTTTACTGTGCTAAAAGTTGAGCAACAGACTGTTTAGTGTTTTGATTTACGTGAACGTACTTCTGAGTGGTTTTTATTGACCTGTGACCCAACATGTCAGCAATGACTAAAGTATTAACTTGGAAGTCATTTGCTAACTTAGATGCACAGGTATGTCTTAGGACGTGAAACACGAAGTTCTTATCCCTTGGTGCTATCCTGAACCTACACTCATCCCATAGGTCGTAGAAGGTTCTGTGGCTAAACCAATCCTTAACGACACCTACCTTCTTGATACAGTCTAATGTAGTGGATGTTAAAGGCACCTCACGGTCATCACCGTTCTTAGTGTCAACTAATTTAAGCCACTGTTCATCAGCAGATACAAATGCAGTCGTACCGATCTCCTGTAGCTCACCAAGCCTCATTCCTGTCTGCTCCGACAGGGTAACTAAGTGCTGTATTCTAGGCTCCTTAGAATTACTAAAGAATGACTTAATCTTCACTAGCTCGTCAGGTGTGAATGACCTTGGTCTACCGTTGTTCTCAGCCTTCATTTTGATCTTAGGAGCTGCAGCTATCAGCTCTAAATCTATGGCATAACTAAAGACTGCCTTTATAGCAGCCTTGTATCGGTTTATAGTCGTTTCTGACAGCCTTCTATTGAGCTTAATGAAGGATAGGAAGTCTGAGATTTCCATTGCTGTAAAGCCGTCTAAAGGCTTAGAACCATAGTGTTTATAGTTGCTAAACATCATGAGTTTATTTACAGTTTGGTCTCTGTGACGACCACTCCAAAGCTCATCGGCATTAGACATAAAGAATTGCTTAAATGTTTGCATTATATTGCTCCTAAAGTAATTGAATGTGGATGACCATTTTCAAAAGCCTCTGCAGCTCTATCTACTGAGGCATTAGTCATTTTAAGTGCCTTGGATGGTTTGACGTAGTAGATGTCCATAGTACCATCTGCCCACTCATAGGCCTCGTCCTCATTCTTTTCTAAGACAAGAGGTGCTGCTTTCTGTGGTTTACCTATAGATCTGTATTGAACTCCGTCACAGTCGCATCCTACAGTAACAGGAACGACATAACCGTTCTCAGAATTATCGTAGATGTGTTGAAATCTAAGAGCCTTTTTAGCTAACTTATCACCCTTTAATGATACGTTATGAAACTTGTAAAACTTCTTAGCCATTGCTTTAGTTATCTCACCACTTGCTAAAGCGTCATTTAAATAGTGTATACCTTTACCCATTATTTTACTCCCTTAGACTTAGAAGTTTTGAGAAATAAATTCAAAGTCCTTGATATTGTATTAAATTTATTGTTAAGAGATCGTCTTACATCAGCATCATTTGGATAATCCTTTGTAAGATTGTTTTGTAACTGCATAATCGCATAATCAATGGTTTCAATCTGTTCTTCAGTTAACTTAACAATGTGCTTTCTTCTTAAATGTAAATTAATTCCCATTAGTTTGCTCCCTTAGGTAGTTGAACGTCCATTTGATCCCACTGAGATCGTCTTACTTTAAATTTGATGTCGTGGATTGGTATGCAGACCCTGACCCACTTGTGGCCAGTGACTGCCCAAGCATATCTAAGGCCACATACTGGTAGCCTTATATCCTTGAAATATACGTTAAATAGCTTGGCTGTAGACCAAGACTTAGATGTAGGTTTAGTCTTAGTCATTATGCAGCTCCTATGTTAAGTGAAGTAAGGTTATAAAGTTGCTGTAATGTCTTTAAAGAATTATTAGTAAAGTCTCTGCTAGACTGATCAGGTTGCATTCCATCGACTGCAATCCACTGAACTAAGCCATCAGTAATTTCACCTGACTTTTTGTTCTGCTTATATGTAGCCTTTTGCATCCAAAAACCTGATGCCTTAAGAGATGCTCCGTTTTCCCAAGGTCTAGTGTAGGTAATTACACATTTGTAACCCATAGCAAAACAAGCTGCCTTAGCTTTACCTATAAGAAAACTTGCAACGTCCTTACCACCCTTTGTGCATAGCCTTCTAATCTCAACATGGTCTCTTCTTTTGTTCCACTTGGAAGAACACACATCAACAGTAGCAATCCCAAGTAATGTACTGTTGTCAAAATGTGAGCTGTCCTTGATGTCTACTGCACCAATTGAAAACTTATGCCTTTTAAGTGGCTCTGAGTGCCTATGATAGTGAGACACAAAACTCTGTGCCTCATCTAAAGTTAATTTAACATTAGTAAGTTTCATTATACAGCTCCCCATGTAACACCGAGGTTAACTAGAAGGACTGCCTTGTTATCGTTAGTCCATGCAAAGTTAGCAGGGTCTAACACCCTACCTTGCAGTGAGTTATGAAGAGCTGCCTTGGTAACTCTAGTCCATGTATTTGATTGAGGTGAGCCGACATATACTTTAGTGGCTTTCTTGATCATTTGTCTTGCTGTAGTCATTTAGTTCTCCTTAAGTTACTTTTTACTTGCGAGAACTGAGATTTCGTTTTAAAAGACCCCCTGAGATTAACAAGGAGTTACCCTTGGTGGGGTGGCCGAGTGGTTAAAGGCAGCAGACTGTAAATCCGTTGTTAACCAAAATCGCAGTTCACATGATTAATCTAATCGATCTTTAGTAAATTATCAAGACCCTTTTAGTAACTAATCTGTATAAGGGTGGACACAATTAGAAAAAACACCGATCAAACCTAAGCCTGACCAGTGTTTGAGACATGTTTTACTTTTTCATACGATATACAATATTTATTCCAGTATTTACGAATACACCTATTACAGTGAGTGTCTGAAGGAACAAACTTAGAATCACATAATCTACGTCCATTACTTACCCTTTATCTTTGATATGGACTTTAGTCCAAATGATGCAGCTATTGATGCCAATATTCCATAGGACAGCCACTCAGGGCAGTCTTCCCTGAGAAACCTAAATCCATCTGATATGTAAGGCTGTAGGGCAGGGATAAAACAAGCCACTATCAACAGTATAAAACATACAGTCCAAGCCTCGTCTTTCCATGAATTATCCGAGGCATCCATTGCCTTCTCATCCCAGTTACCATCCTGTTCAACTCTTTTTGCCTGAGCCTCTATCTTAGTTATTGCTAACTTCTGTTTAGCCTTAGCCTTTTCCTGACGGCCTTCTAACCATGTACTAGCTAGTGATCCTACTACGTTTAATATGGGTAGCATTACTTATCTCCTCGTTTAAACTTGCTGTCTATCCAACACTTACCGTAGTACAATATGAATAACCACAGGGTGAATAGAACTCCTTCTACATATGAAAGTTCATTCCATGCATCTAACACCATGTTGTCCATTATGCCTCAGCTCCTTCACGGATCATGTCAGCTACCTCTATAGCTCTTTGGCCTACCTGATTTGCATAACGGCTGTCTAATAGCTCTGTGGCTGCCTTATCATACATGCCTACCCTGAGGAAACCGAAAGTCTTCTTGAAGGCCATAAGACGCTTTATACCCATGTTAAAGCATAGGTTAATCAGTCCTTCCTGTACTCGTTCAGGTAGCTCATCCCAGTAACTTACAGTCTGTTGTAATTCGTTGATACATATGTCGATGTCCTCGTCTAACATCTGCATGGCAGTTTCATGGGTTATACCACGGTCTTCTATGTTTCGACCCACACCTATTGTTAGCTTATCACTGGTACAACGGTATGGCTTAAGTTCTATAGATTCATGTTTGATTAGTTGTTGACGTAGTCGTTGTATATTCACTTAGAACTCTCCTTTTAAATACATTGCAAAGTAGTAGATGGCTGCTAGGCCTATCAATATTACTGCTGATACACTGGTTATGAGTTTATTCCTGTAGTCGATCTTGGCCTGTTCTTGGAGTTGCTTTCTGTGTTCTACTTTGGCTGCTTGGATGGTAGCAGCAAGACGCTCCCATTGACCTGCAGACCCATAAAGCTGAACCATGCTACGGAGTTCTGAATACAGCCTCTCACGCTCTTCCTCTTGAAAGTGCTTGTCTATGGCATTACCGACCACATTACCAAATAACGACTTCTTCTTCTTTTCTTTAGCTACACTTAGAGCTGCCTCACCCTTAGCTAGTTTCGCAATCGAAGATCCCATTGATGCAAAATCACGACCCATTTTTATCCCATGCATCAGACTCGAATGTGCCGTTTTTACGAGGGCAAAGGCACTGATCGGATCTATCATGTATGGTGGTACTCCTACTTCATTATTAACGCTACGACTGCAGCTACTATTGCAAAGGTGCTACCCATAGACATAGCCTCTAGTCTCCAAAGTCTTTTGTCTAAGGCACTTAGCTTGTCATTTACAGCTTGATATCTAATTGCACACTCCTTCTCGTGGGCATCTAGCTCTAACTGTACTTGGAGTTCAGGCTTTAACTCCATCTTCATTACCAACTAATACCACTTGCTGTAATTGGGTTCTTCATTAGTGATATTTGCTCGGCTATATTTGCCTCAATATCTGCCACTTGATCTCCAAGTGCATCTTTTGCCCATTGAATTGCATTAGCTTCTGTAATATCTGCATATGCCACAAAAGCACCTGATCCTAATGTTACACCTACTGATCCATATGATGAGCCAGTATTTCCATCACTGTCTGTATCACTTGCTCTCCAATGAATATTGGTTACTACATTTGCTTTTCCATCTTGTGTGATATCTCTATCCATTGATGATATTGTCCATATTACTGCCATTTTAAGCTCCTTCTAAGGTTGTTATCTTACTAAATATTCATGTACTGTATCAGATATTTCTCTCATCTTAATCCATCTATCGCCCATAGTTTGACCAACTCTTATTCTAAGTTTTCCAACCAAACCAATTGTATCCCATTCATTTCTATCTTCTCTTGAAATATATGTTTTACTTGCATCATATGATGAACTTTCTTTTCTTCTAGAAAACTTTTCACTTGTACTTTTATCATTTTCATCAACATGATATGTTTTGACTATTGCATCATCTGGAACTGTTACATCACTTGGTATTTTATCTGTATGATAACTTTTAGTTTTGTTACCATCTTTCCATTCTGTTACTGTATGTTCTTCAAAAATATAATTTCCATATTCATCTTTCTCATACTTTCCATTCCACATATTCCAAGCATTATCTCCAACAACAACTGGAGTAGCAGATACAACACCTATAATAGTTGATGGTGCATCATCACTTGTAGATTTTCTTATTTGATTACCATCAAGAACTACAGTATAACCTCGTCTATCTTCATTATCTGTGTTGCCATCTTTCCATTCAAAGTATTCTGCATAATCAGCACCACCACCATTCCAATTAAGGTCAGCATATGCACTACCATCTCCACGCAAATTAAATTCTAAGTCACCACCACTATTTGTTTTACATTGTATTAATCCAAATGATGAGTCTTGACCTCTAATAGTTTGTACTAAAAGACCTATATTTGTATAACTTGAATGTTCGGGGTGTATAAAAATTCCTTGTTCATTTGATGCTGTCTGATCTGCATGAAGCATAGCAGAATTTGGATTGGTATTATTTATTCCAACACGACCACTGCTGTCTATACGCATACGTTCACCGCTATTACTATCCCCACCAAAAGTATGAAATCTTAAATCAGCATTAGCGGCATCACCACCCCTAAAAGATTCTATACCAATAAATCGTGAATTTGATGCATCAGTGCTAAAGCCAATTCTTCCTATGACTGCATTATTACTTGCTGTACCGTTACCCACAACAATATCGCCATCTTTTAAATGTAGTAATTTTTGTGGGGAAGATAAACCAAGACCAACATTGCCTGAGGAATCAATACGCATACGTTCTGAGCTGTAAGCACGAAATACATGATTTCCACTTGCTCCTGAGGTGTAATAATTATGTCCATCTGTTCCGTAACCAATTAAAAAAGCATTACTACTTGCACCAGTAATTCCTCTAATATCAAGTCTTGCTTCAGGCGTAGTGCCAATTCCAACATTGCCTGACGAATCAATTCGCATACGTTCTGAAGCATTTACAGCAAAAACTAAAGGATGATTTGTTGAGGTTCTTACTAATCCCTCACCTGTTGTTGCTCTCATTTGTAATTCAACTGGTGTAGTTGAGTTTCTTATTGTTAATGTAGGTATACTTGTTCCGTTTATTTGAACTGGAGATGTCGCTGTGCTTGTAAAGTTTGATGTTCCAGTACCATTTACAGTAAGATTAGTTATACCTGTGTATGCACCAGTTATCCTTGCATCAGGTACTGTTCCACTTGTAAGATTAGTGGCACTTAGTGCAGTAAAATCTACAGTCGCAAAAGATAGAGTACCACTGCCGTCTGTCTTCATAAACTGATTGGCACTTCCGTCTGAAGTTGGGTATG